ATGAATATTAAAATGCGAGAAAATCCTGTAAAAGTATTCGCAACTTTTGAAAAAAGAGTAAAATAACCTAAAAAAAATTTAATGAAAATAAATATATTATTATTAAATAAATAATGTCATATTCTAATTTAGTAAGTTCTCAGAATGAATTATTAAATAATTTATCTTCTGAAAATGTTAATGTAGAAGTTGGAAATTTAAGAGCCACTGCAGATTTTGATAAAAAGAAAAAAGATTTAAGCGATGCTATAACAGGATTACAAGATAAAGAACAGGGAGAAATTGGAAAAACTGAAATTATTGAAGGTATTCCTGTAAATGTTGAAGATATAGGCGGTGTTCTAGGTGCTAAGGCTACAGTTAATTTAGCTAAAAATGCTCGTCAATTAGCAAAAACAGGATTAAAAGAAGCACCTGAAATAACAGGCGATATATCAACAATAGGCGGACAATTAAAAAATGCTACAGCATACGCTAAAAGTGGATTAAAGCAAGTTTTAAAACCACCTGTAAGAAAACCACCTGCTAAACCTAAACCCGATACTCAAGATGAAGCTAATGAAGAAGGAACAGAAACCGAAGCAGGAAATACAGAGCAAGACACACCTAATGAAGATGCGCCCGCAGATACAACAGGAGCAACAGAAAACGCAACAGGAGAAGCAGGAGAAACCGCAGGAGCAACAGAAGGCGGAACTGCAGGAGCAGAAGCAGGAGCAGGAGAAGGTGCTACAGAGGATTTAATAGGCGATGGATTAAAAGAAGGAGAATCTACAATGGCATCAACTGCAGGGGATATTCTAGGAAAAGCAGGTGCTGGATTATCCATAGCTTCAGGATTAGAATTAGCAGGAAAAGATTTAACAGGATTAGCTCAGGGTAAAGGATGGGATGCCTTAGGAGATAATACGGCTGAGCGTGTAGGTAATATACTTAATTTAGCTGGAGATGTAACTTCAGTAATTCCTGGAGGTGAAATTGTAGGTGGATTATTAGATTTAGCAGGAGGTATTACTGATTACTTCGGTGAAAAAGCAGAGAATGCTAAAATACAAGCTCAAGTAGATCAAAAAAAAATCAACAGGACAATTTACATCAAGCACCACCGCAAAGCAATGTTATTCACCCTTCATTATCTACGTTAGGAATTGTTAGTAATGTTTCACATCCTGTAGCTCAAATGATTGCAGGTAGCGGGAGCTTCTGAATAAAAATCTTTTTGATTAAACTTTTTCTTAAAAAGTTTTTTTTGTCTAAACTTTTTCTTAAAAAGTTTTTTTTTTTAAAAAGTTTTTATAAAATAAAATTCTTTAAAAATATTATATTATTATTTAATAAATAATGTCAAATCTATTTACTTCAAAACCTAAAATTAAAGTTGGGCAGAAATCTAAATCATTTGTTAGTCAAAATGGATTAGAATATACTTCAGGGCAGAAAATAGTTGTAGAAGTTGATGATTCCGTTCAGTTTTTTGACCCTCAGCAGTCATATTTAAAATTTGATTTAGAATTGAAAACTAATTCTCCAACATATGATTATTTATGTCAATTAGACCCTCTAATTGGTGCATCTGTTTTATTAGAAGATGTTAGATGTTATAATCGTTCAGGGGTTCTTCTAGAGGAATATCCTAATTATTACACTTGGGCTAATGTTCATACGCTATATTCTGAAACAGATACACGTATTAATAAAGATGGTTTAACTGAAGGTGTTGTTGCTTACAATCCTGATCAGAGAAGCTGGACGGGAAATGATGAAAATCGTTTTACTAATACGCAATTTAATCCATATTTTAGAAAATCGGCTACTGGTGTAGCTTCATATAATAAGCTTAGAGTATGCCTTAAACTGAAAACAGGACTTATGAGTTCTAAAACTATTATTCCTAATGCTCTTCTAGGGGGTATGCGGTGGGAATTTATCCTGTCACCTGACCGTAGAGTTTTTAAACTTTTTAAAAATTCTATTACTACTAATTTCACCCCTAAATTATCTCATGTAAATACTGGTAATAAATATACTGGCTTTCCTACTGCATCGTCTCCTGCTACTGCTATTTATCTTTCGTGGGCTAATAATCAGATGTTAGAAGCAGGACGAACTCCTTTCTGTGTAGGAGAACGTATTCAAATAACAGGAGTTACAGGAAAAACTACTATTACTAGTATAACTGTTGAAGAACAAGCAAGTGAAAAATTCATTAAATTAAATGTTGCCGATTATGCTAATGCTGATGGAAATATTGCATCAGGTGTAGATATTAAATCTACTTCTTATGATGATAGCACTCAAAAGCCTTCTTATGTTGTTTCTAATGTTGAAATGATTATAGAAGAAATTGAAACCACTCCTGCTTATCAGAACGCAATGATGAAGGCACTGAAAGAAAACGGTAAAGTAGCATATAATTGCTTATGTGCTCAGAATTATCGTCATTCTGTTCAATCTTCAGATAAAAATGCGACAATTCATTTTAACCTTAATAATAGTATGGCAAAAGCTATTTTTGCTGTACCTGTGACTGACCAATCGGCAGATATTGACACTAATATTAAACAATTTGGATTAAGAAATGGAATTAGTGGAAATTGGGATTTTTTGGAAAATTATCAGTGGATATATGATTCAAAACTACAACCTGATCGCCCTGTGGAAACTGTAAAAACTGGAGATATTAACTATAAAATATATGATGGGCAATATTTAATTGAATTAGAAAAAGCTCTAATTATGGGAGGAGTTCCTAGTAATTCATTTGAACATATCAAGGAAAATTGTATTATTCCACGTGCTTTAGCATTAGAAGGGCAGATTTACGACACGAGAGGCAAAGACTTTCAATTGAACGTAAATTATGGTTCAAGTGCAACTAAAGCGAAATTAATAAATGCGTGGGTTGTTCATGTAAGACGTTTTGAAATCACAACATCAGGCGTTAATGTAATCTTTTAAACTTTTTAAAAAAAAGTTTTATCAAAAATGTTTTTGATTAAACTTTTCTTAAAAAGTTTGTTTATAAAATAAAATTCTTTAAAAAAAATATATTATTATTTAATAAATAATGTCTCAATATTTTAATTTACTTCCGTCAAACCAACCATCAAATAATGTGATTAAATTTGAAGGTGTTCCATTAATTAATTTTACTTTCGCACAGAATCCTAATGCTACTGTTCAAGGTTCAAGTATTCGCCTGAATGGTAAATTAACCTGTAAGGCTTCAAATGGTTCTGCTATAGCAGATGGAACTGCTAATTTAGATGAACGTCTAGGAGTTTATTCTCTATTAGATAGGCTTTCTATTAGTCTTCTTAGTAATTCTCAGATTGTAGAAGAAATTAAATTTTACAATTCCTTTTTAAGTTCTTATTTATCGGTTACTTCTTCAGAACAACAAATTTTAACTTCTGACAATGTTCAACGTGGTTCTGTAATGTCTCAGGGTCAAGGTTCTGATATTGTAGTTAATGGAACTAGTGCAGGACAATCTACAATGTTTTTCAGCCTTCAGCTTCCATGTGGCTTATTTTTAGGACAGAATCCGATACCGCTTATTCATGGCTTAGTTATATCTCTAAATTTATGCCCACCAAGTCAGGCGTTCCGTGCTGACTCTGGAACTTCTCCATATTATGAACTTTCTGATGTTCATCTCTCAGGTCGTATGATGACAGGAATTCAAAATGTTCCTCGCACTCTAGTATATAATTCTATACAGAGTTATTACTCGGTAATTAATAGTGCTTTTGCAACTTTAAATTTTAACCTAGGGACTTCTCAGACTCTCGGTGCTTGGGTGGTTTTCCGTCCTTCTGAAAATACTAATAATTACACTAAATCAGGAACTCGCAATTTACCAATAATGAAGAGTGCCACAGATCCTGCTGTAATTAAAGATTTACAATTCTTAATGAATGGTGTAAAAATTCAACTTCAATATCCAATAGAGGATGATAATGCTGAAGACCAAACACTATTTAATAGTCAAATTACTAGAAACTTTATTAGTGCTATTCGCAATTTCTCTTCTCTTGGAAATAGTGGAGTAAGTCCTATTAACACAAATCTAGAACAATCATATGCTGACGAACACGATAAAGTTAAAGGTGATTTTGTAAATGGTGTTGGCTTACGAATGGATTATTATTCAGACCAAGGCGTAAATATGGTTGGTGGAAATTTCACTGTTCAATTTACAAGCACCCTAGCCGAAGATTTTCCTAATAGTGCTTATATGTTTGTTCATACTAGAAACACTCTAAATTTTGGGGATACAGGAGTCCAAGTTTTGAACTAGTTTGATTAATAAATGAACACCATATAAATAAAAAGTTTTTATAAAATAAAATTCTTTAAAAAAAATATATTATTATTTAATAAATAATGTCTAAACCTCCACCATCAATGAATAATGAAATCAAGGCACTTAATCCTCTTATTAGTGATCCTAAAAGATGCACTGCCCCTGAAGTGCCTGACCTTTTAAAACCAAATTGTAAAAGTTTTCAAGAGTCGCAGAATGTTGATACTTCTATTTTAGACCCTACAGTAGTTAAAAGTGATTATATCCGCTTCGTTCTAGATAAAAAAGGTATTCTTCACTCTAATTCTAAAATCTCACTTAGAATGAAATTAAGCGGTACTTCTCATAAAGCATTTTTTCCAATCACAACAGGTGTAAATGCAATTGTTAAAAAATGTGTGCTTCGTGCTGGTTCTGCTATTCTAGATTCTACCGACCAATACAATGTATTAAGTGCCTACGAAAATTTAATGTTGCCTAATGACACTGTAGTTAGAAAAGAAGCTATTAAGTCAGGAATGGTAGGTGCTTATAAATCTTCTAAAGTTCCAACTATGACTAATGCAGGAGTTCCTAATGGAAATGAAGACCCCTCAGAAACTGCTCTACATATCGGTCGTGATTTTGCTCTAACACTTGATGCTAACGGAACTTCTTCTCGTGCTGATAATAAATGCCCTGTTACCCTTCATGAATACCAAGACTTACGTGATAATTCTGAATATGTGCTTGAATTATCAACGCTATTTAAATCTCTTCGTTTTACACAACTACCGTTATATATGATTGAACAACCTGTTATTATTGAACTGTTCCTAGAAACAAAAAATACTGATAGATTATGTATTCCAAAAGACCAAGCATCCACTCCTACATTTGAATTAGATACAACTTCTCCAAAACTCATTGCTGATTATATTTATTACTCATCTGCCACAATGAATGCTTTTGCTGAAAGTAATCCACTTATGACGCTTCCATTTTTTGAAAATCAATTAATTAGAACTAATATTAATTATGACACTACGCCAAATCTCGTAAGAAATTTAGGGGGTGCTGGTAAAGCCGTAAATATGGTTAAAATCTGTCATACTGATTTAGTAACTAATAGTAGCAATTCATTAATTAATCGTTATAAATCAGAAGTAGGAGATGCTTCTCGTGATGATGTAAGTTATAACTTACGAGTTAATGATGAGTTCCTTTTCCCTGTAGATATTAAGAACCCTGTGGAGCAGTATGTGAATACAATCTCTGCTGAAGGTATGCCTCTTAATATTATTGGTAGAGAATATGATGCTCATCTCGGAAATGAATTTTCTGCTAAAGAACTTTTAGAACTTCATAGCCCTGACGATTCAATGGAAGGACAGAAGAGATGGATGACGATTTACAACCTTGGCGGTGCCCGAATTAATAATCGCGGTATTGAGCTACACATGAATGTTACTGACGGAGGAGACCACGACCTCAATCAGTTAGTATGGTTACAGATGTCTAAAACTCTTGTTTTAGCTAACGGTCGTTTCAGTGAGGTCTATAATTAAAAAACAAACTTTTTAAGAAAAAGTTTAATCAAAAATATTCTTTTAAAATTATATCTTTTAAAAATAATATATTATTAATATATAAAATGGCAGAAAATGAACAACCTGATTATATTTTTATAGAATGTGCCTGTGATCATTCTTTTGAAAAGAACGAAAATAATAATAGATGGATTAATAGAATAGACGGAGGAGTAACTATTCCTGAAAATGCCTTATTATCTGTTCAATATGCTGGATTAAACGTTCTAGGCAGTGGCGGTGATGTTATAGAATTCAAAAATGAAAAAATCGGAGAATCTGAAATATATAAATATAATGAAACAACTGAAATTTATGATAAAGTAAAATATGATGTTTTTGATAATAAAGTTACAGTTTTTCTAGAATTTTATAAGAATCAAGATGGATTATATAATTATGCTTTACCATTTCCACATTTTAGTTATTCTGATAGCACATATGTTGCTCATTATTCGGCATTAGGAAATAATAAAAATGAAGAAACTGAAGAAAAACAATACGGCATTAAACAATCTACATATAATTCAATTTATAATTATGCTTTTCCAATAGATAATAAAAGATATACAATATTAAAAAGGAATCCAAATTCAAAATATGCCGATGAGGAAGCTTCAGGCAGAGTTTATGATGGTGTGACTTTTAACCGTGATATATCAAATTATGAATATTCAATTTATAATAATGAAGTAGAAATAGAAATAGATAAAGGGTTTATATCTCCATCTTCAATTGCTCAACAAATAAGCCAACAATTAGATAAACACACAGAACCAAAAAGAAAAACAATGAGATGTTGGGTAGAGAAAACAGATTATACCACTAACTGGGATAATGATTATGTAGATATTGATGGAGGAATAACAACAGAAACAGAAACATTTAAATTATTTAATTGTGCAACAAGAAGAACATTTTATCAAAAGGCTTATGAAAATTATAATGCATATCTTTTTTATAATAGTGATAATGAAGTTCAAGAATATCAGAAAAATTTTGAATATATAGGATGTTATAATCCATCAGTTTTTTTAACAGGACGAAGCATTTTAAAAGATTTATCTTATGAC